CCTGACCTAACATATACTTGTATTTTTCCATGTTGTCAACTCCTCCAGCAATCATGGCGTCACCAACATTTTGGTAACTTTCTTTTAACATTTTTTGTATCTTTTGTATTAGGATTAAATCATCCATCTATTGTTTTAGCAGTTCCATTTTCTCAAGGATTTATTGATTCTTGAGTTAGGATCTCTTGCTGTTTTAGCAGAAGTTAATCTTTTTTTCATTCCAGACATTCTGGCACAAAATGATTTTCTTCTGTTTGCAGCCTTGCTACCTTTCTTTAGTTTTGAAGGTTTTGTGGTTACAGCCATAGATAATTTAGAACCAGGATTTGCTCTTCTGTAAGATGCAATACCTTTTCTATTTAATCCACCTGATTTAGATTTACCTTCTTTTCTTTGCCACGCAGGAGACTTACTTCCTGATCTAAGCCCCGTTCTTGGGACTTCTTGTCCTCTAGGATAAGGAACCTTCATCTCTAACTGATCAAAGATTTTAGGTGTTCCACGTTGCAGAAATGCTCTGCCATATCCTTTTTTTGCTATCATTTTTTCTTCTTTAGTTGTTTTTTATGAACTAAATATTTACTTGATGCTGTGTGTTTTTTACCAGACATAAGTCTACCTTTGGCATCCTTATGTGTGGCTCCTTTGTATTCTTTTCCACTTTTAAAATAATGTTTTACACCTTTGGCCATATTATTTTTTCTTTTTCTTAGGAAAGCCAGCTTTCATATTAGCATAAGCTTTCTTTGATATTGTTGATTTAGACTTAGGTCTCGATATACCTAATTTTTTTCTTCTGTTAATGTTGGCCCATAAGCCAGGTTTTTTAGAAGGCATTATTTTTTACTCCCATATTTATATCCCATTCTTTTTGCTACTTCAGGTGCTTTCTTTTTTAGCATTCTGATTCCTTTTCCTTTTTTACCAGCAGGTATTTTTTTCTTTTTCATTTCATTCTCCTTATTTTTTGTTCATGTTCATAATGTCTGTAGCCTTAAGTCCGTAAATTGCAGCGACTACTGACGCCCATAATCCGACAATCCACCAGGGCATCTCTTGCAATTTTTGAAAATACAAGTCAATCTTCTCTTGCATCTTTTCATCTTCTGCAAAAACAGAATATGCAAGCAAAAACAGAGGACTTGACAAAACTAAAAGTACAAATTCGTCCTTCCAGTCGCCTTTCTGGGCATCTGTAATTTTTCCAGAAAATTCTATTTCTCCCCGCTTCATTTTTTCTATATGCAGGAGTTTAGCCTCTGACATTGCAACATCAGCTGCTTTTTTATTTTTGTAAATCTCTAGTCCAGCCTTAAAACCTTGGCCTAAAAGTCCCCACGGAAACATATTAGTACCAAGTTGCTGATCTTTTTTTCTCTGCTAGAACTTTTCCTTGACCTTGAACCATGTCTTTTTGAGATTCATTTGGTTTTGTCATCTTAACTTCTTTGATTTTCTCACAAGAATAAGTTCCTGACATTTGTTTTTTGTTTTTTTTCATATTAGCCTCTTTTTTTGCTTTTACCTGCTTGAGAAAGAGCAATTGCAATCGCTTGTTTACGACTTTTTACTTTTTTACTACTTTTCCCAATGTTGAGTTCACCTTTTTTGAACTCTTTCATTACTTTTTTAACTTTTTTCTGTGCTTTTGTCGACATTTATCTATCCTTTTTAAGTTGCGCCGATAAAATTGTCTTTTCTATCGACGTATCAGCTCTTAATCTAGCCAATTCTTCGTTTTGATTTAACTTTTGTTGTGTAGTTGATTGATTCATCATTGCTCTCATTCGATCTAAGTTACTTCTATCTTGATCAGCTTTACGTTTTCTATCATTTTCTTGTGCTTGAAGGTCTAATTCTCTTGCTCTAAGTTTAGCAATAGGATCATTATCAAATTGAGAAGTTATTTTTTTCTCTTCGTTCATAAATTCTTCCATCATATCAGCAATCAACTGTGCTTTTCTTGCTTCAATCTTTTCAGAAATCATTTTAATTTGCATTTGAACATTAGGATCTTGCATCGCTTGTGGGTTTTGTTGAATAGCAGCTACTTGTTGCATCTCATTTCTAAATTCAATCTCAACTTGTTCTTGAGCCATTAATGAAATGTGTTCAAAACAATTTTTTTCTAATGAAGCCATAACCACAGGAGCATTTCTTGCCATATTAGTAGCCATAAAATTTAAATGCGCTGTAATGTGTGCTCTGTGATCTTGACCAGGAAATGCTTGGAACGGTTTCCCAGCGAGAGCATCAATGTGTTCTAACGCTGGGTCCTTTGGTTGAGGTGGTTGTGGTCGAATTAAAATTTTATCTATGTCTTTTACACCTAATGCTTCATACATATTTCTGTAAACTTCATACTGATTATGGATGGCAGGATTTGAGGCTGCCAATTGCATTTCCGTTTGCGCAAGGGAAATACGCTGTGTCTGTGAGAAAATATTGGGATCAGCAACTGGCAGTATATCAACCCTATCATCAAAATCCGATTGCTTGATAGTCTTTTGACCACCAACAACATCGTATGGATATTCTTGAGGTAGATATAACTTAAAAACTCTTGCTAGTAATTTAAACTCAGATCGTAGTGCTGCATAAATTCTTTTGTGAATCGCAGACATTGTTCTCGATCCTCTTTCTAAAAGCGCAACGGTCGTGCCCACTGCCGCTTGTTGATTACCCTCTCCTACTTGAAGATCAGCTATAGATGCGAAACGCTGACCAGCTTGTACCACGACGCCCATAAGTGCTAATAGGGTTTGAGACGGCTCCTTAAATGGAAGCATCATAAATGCATCTCTAATATTTCCTCCTGGTGCGTCTACATCTCTAAATTCTCCAGGTTGAATAGATTGTGCATCGTCTCTGATTCTTATTCCTCTTTGTTTAAAACCTGCTGGCAGATTAGATAACGTTCCCGCATCTAAGAGCTGTCTTAAAGCAGCGGTCGCTGTTCTTGACAGTCCACCTATCATGTGGATTAGACCGAAACCATAAAATCCTAAACCTGGTAAAAATTTAAAATGTACAAAATATTGTATTTTAGTTTTTTTAGGGTCACCTACTTCATAGTTTCTTCTAATAGAAAGAATCTCTCTAGAGTTTTCTTCAATTGTTACAATGTAAGGAAGTTTAATACCTGTTGGCTCGCCGTCTTGACCCATATCTTCAAAACCTTCTAAATCTAAATTAACGTGACATTCTAATAAATTAAAAATATCTTCGTTTCTTGATTTAGTCTGTCCTTCAAGTTCTCTTTCCTTTTGTGTTACTTCTGACTCTTGTGCGTCGCCTGGTTTTAATTCTATATCTCTATAGAAACCAGCAACTTGTTGTTTACGCATTTCATTTTCAGAAATTTTTACAACGTGAATAATTGATTCCGCATCATCTAATGAGGTAGCTGAATACGGAACAATTAAGTCTTCCGCAGGGACAAACTTAGAAACAGCTCGTCCTAATATTTCATCATAGTAAACTTTTTTAAATGATGAACCTGCTAAAGGTAAATAAAATAACATTTGATCAAACTCTGGTTCATATTCTTTCATCTGATCCATAATTTGATAATTCATAAAATCTTTTACTCTTAAAGATTGTTGTTCTTTTTCTGGAGTAGATAGACCTAAGATTTGTGTTCTTACTGGTCCTTCTGCTGGTAATAATTCTTTGTAAGCTAATGCTTGAAACTGAGTTACAGCTTCTGCTAACACAGGGTGTGTTGCACCAGATGCTCCTTGGAATGGTTCTGTTCTTTGATCATATTTAAATCCTAAAAGATCTAAACCTTCTCTGTAAGTTCTTTCCCATTCTTTTCTAGAATTTTTATAGTCTTGATAATTTTCAAAAAGTTCTGAGCCAAGCTCACCTAAAATATCTTCTGGTAAATGTTCAGCTAAATTTGCGTAATGGTTTTCTGCACCTTCAACAGAAGCAATTGCGGGATCATAATTAATATCTACAGATCCATCTTCGTTTTGTGTAAATTCAACAGGCTGACCAGCTTCAGCAATTTGCTCTTGTTCTTCAAGTTGCGCTTGTTCTATTTCTTCAGGTGCTGGAACGTTTATTGTTTGCTCTACGTTCGGTAGAGACTTGTCTATGTCTGCCATTTATTTTCTCCAATTTGTCAGATGTATCATTATTATACTTAATATTCAAGCCTTGTGGTAGAGGACCTGATTTAGGAGGTATTGTTGTAGTTAGTTTAGTCTTCTGTAATAATTTTTTTAACATTATCTATTGGATCTATAATTTCCTCTTCAAAATCTTTGTAATAATCGTCTTTACCCATTCTATAAACATCTTGATATTCTTCGAATTGACCTGGTACATCAATAATCTCTCCTGTTTCTGGATTAACTTCTTTAGAAGGTTTGATATAAACTGTCTCAGCGGTATTGCCATTATCTGTTTTATATCTAACTCTAATTGCTTCAGGGCCATCAATTACTTCCATATCTTTATGCGTTCTTACTTCCCCATCTTTTAGTTTAGCAAATCCACTAGCTTTCTTTTTAACGGTATCAACAACTGTCCAAAAATTATCTTTAACCCAAGACCAACCTTTTTCAACAACTACAGGTGCATTTTCTACTGCTTTTTGAACAGCAGGTTTTTTAGCAAGTCTACCAATTCCAAAAGGTAAAAGAGATGCAATACCTAATCCAAGTTTCATAAATTTTCTTTTGCTAGGATCGTCAGGTCCATTTTTTAAATTAACTCTCATAATACCACCGCCCATTGCGCCTGTTCTATCTATGTCAGGAAGTTCTGATGCTAACTCTTCAACATATTGTTTAGGTGCCATACCCATTGCAGTTGGAACCATATCATCTGTTCCGTATTTTTCTTTTGCTTCTTCTAATCTTTGTTTAGCATTGTAAGTTTGTATTCCTAATTCAACTAATGGAGTTGCAAAAGTAGATCCTTTTGCTAACACAGGTAAAATTCTTTGAGCCATAACTCTAGACATTCCACCTCGTAACAAAGTATCAAATGCTTTTTTAATTCCAGTTTTCTTTCCATACAAACCTAATTCTCGTGCAGTTAAATTTGAAAAAGCAGCTGGTCCTGTAAGTTCTAATGCAGATACATCTGTTTGTTTTCCTTCTTCAATATCTTTTTTTAAATCACTTATTGAAGATGCAGTAAAACCTGCTCCAACCAAAGGTGTGTCTAAGTAAGCAAGTGTTCTTAATAAATTTCCTGCTATTGCTCTACCTGGTTTAGTTAATAAAGTTGCACCTGCTGCAGCTCCTTTAGGACCTAAAACTTCATCCATCAAAGAAGTTTCTTTTGCGCCTTCTACTCCTGGCTCATCGGCTAAAGCAAATCCAGTTCCTGCTAAAGTTCCTAATCCAACTAAAGCTCCAACCTTGCCACCTTTTCCTATTAATCTAGCTAATCTGTTTTTAACAGTTTTTTGAAAAGCAGGTGTGTCTAATTTATTTGATATATCTATAAGACTATCTGTATCTGCTGGTACTTTAAAAGAAAATTTATATTTATCGTAATGAGCATCAAATAAATCTTTATATTGATTATATATTTTTTTGTTACCGATTGCTTTTGAAGGTGGTTCAAAAACAATTTTAAAACCTTTTACTTTTTTAGTAGGATTATTTTTGTTTGCAGCAGTTTCAAATTCATCAACGGCTTGATTATAATTTTTTTGAATTCTTAATCGTTCTGGATCATCTGGAGATAGCCCAGCTAATTTTTTTTCATATATACCTTTTAAACCGTCTATACCAAAACCTTTTACAGATGTATTAAAATCTTTACCTAAGACTTGACCAAATATACCATAAGGAGTTGAAAGGTTTCTTACGCTACTAGTAAGACCAGCTATTTCATCCACCGCTAGAGCACCTTTTAACTCAGGTATAAAATTTTGAATTTTAGAAAGTATGGTAGTTCTAAGTTTTCTAATATTCTCTGGTAGGTTTAACGTTTTTGTAAATTCGTCTTCATAAATAGTTCGTGCTCTAGTTTTTTTAGATCCAAATAAACTACTTTTTTTATCAACCTCTTTTAAATATTGATTCGAAAGATTTTTATATTTAGTGGGAACTTTAAAATCACCTATGTCTCTTTTACCTGTTAAAGTTGCAGCTAAATCTACACTTCGTCTTTCAGTAATTGTTGGATCTGTTTTTAAAACACTTTTAATTTGAGCATCTGTAGGAAATTTTCCACTATCTAATACGTTAATAATTCTTTTATCACTTAATAATTTTTTTATGTCTTGATTTACTTTATAAGGCGCAGTGGTTGCTGGGTCTATTGAAATTATTTTATTTTTAAAATTTGGGTCTTTTTTTAAAACATTTAAAGAAGTTCTAATTGTTTCTTGATTTAAATTAGGTAACATTTCTTTAACTTGTCTTATATCAAGAGGTTCTTTTGATTTATTTAAAAGATCTTTTACTTGACCTATGTTTGTTTTAACATTTCCATAACTTTCTCTTGGTAAAGATTGTGCGGCTGTTCCTGAAAATTTTTTTATTTCTTTAACAGCCTCGTTTACTTTAACTCCTTTTTTAGGTGTGTAATATTCTGGTCTTGTTTGACCTGTTTTTTCTGCATCCATATATTTTAATATGGATTGCCATAGACGTGTTTTATCTCCTTTTGCTTTTTCTATTGTTTTAGCTTTGATGCCTAGTTTTTCAGCTAACTCTGATCTACTAAGACCTCCATTAGCCATATTCAAGGGTCTAGTTTCTATTGGAATAGATTTTCTTCTTTTATACTCTTCGTAAGTTTCTTGTGTTGGATCGAAATCATTTAAATACTGATCACGTAATGGACCAGGTGCTAAATCTTCTATTAAGTTTGCTTGTGATTTTTTTT